CAGAAATAAACTCCTTAAAATCCTCCAACCCAATGACCACAAACGCAGGCTTGCGGTCCTCCTTGATAACTGCAACCGGAATCTGCCCAGCCGGGCACGTGTCGCTGGCGGTTTGGTATGCCTTCCGGATGGGCGGTTTCTTGCCAACCTTTAGCTCCATATGGAAAGGCCCCGCTGTTACATCGGCACACTCCGCTGCGCCACCCCTTGTCTGAAAGCCACGCTTAGCACCGCAGCCAGGCATTGCATCGCGCATCTGCGCAGCAACGTCCCGCTCCCACCTCGCTCCCTTGTCTCGCTGCATCTTACCCATCAAACATCTCCCGTTGGTGGTGGCGCTGGATATTCCCTCGGCAATCTCGCGGCTTTGATAGGCTGCGTCTGACGGGGTTTTACCACCTTACCCTTAGTCACCCCTGACTGACGGGTCAAAGTGCCGCCAGACTTGCTCTGTGTTTGTCTAACCCGCATTCTCGAACCTCACCTTATCTCCCGCCCAACGAACCCTGGCCTTCCCGCAACGCCCGTTTCTGTTCTTGGCGATTATGAGTTCAGCGATGCCATCATCAGGCTCACCGGGCCGGTAGTAACTGGGGCGGTGTACAAAGATAACTAGGTCGGCATCTTGCTCAATCGCCCCCGACTCTCTGAGGTCTGACAACCTGGGCCGCTTGTCTGGTCGGGCCTCATTGGCACGATTGAGTTGCGACAGTGCGACCACTGGTACGTCCAACTCTTTGGCCAACGCCTTGAGGTTGCGAGACATCTGGGAAACCTGCTGCTCTCTTGGGTCGCGTCGATTCTCTGGGCGTAATAGCTGAAGATAGTCAACGATGACCGCACCAAGCTCACCCTCGACGGCCTTTAGCCTGATGCAGCGGGCGCGGATGTCAGCGACTCTGAGCACGGGCGAGGTGTCGATGAACAGCTTGTTGTCAAGCAGGGTTTTGCCTGCACCCTTGGCACGGTAAAGCTCGGGCCCGGTTGGCACTGCCGAGTTGAGTGTAGAAAACGATATGTCTGCTGCATCTGAGAGGATGCGTTGAGCCAACTCAACACCAGCCATCTCCAGCGAGAAGAGAACGGTGGGCTTTTTGCGTGACTGGTTGACGGCCCACCCTGTGGCGAGGGCTGACTTACCCATGCCCGGCCGCGCAGCAACGACGATAAGGTTTTGCTTTCGCAGCCCACCAATGAGGCGGTCAATGGCGTTTAGTCCGGTTGGCTCAGCCGGGATGATGTTGTTTTTTACTCTGGCGTTGAGGTCAGTGAGCGCCATGTCAACAAGGTCGCTAATTGGCGTGAGCGCCTGCTTTGTTTGTGGTGCCTTGAGCAACTCCACAAGGCGCAACACCGCGCCATTGAAGAACGACTCGGCGTCCTCTTCTTGTTCGCCCGCTTCGGTGCATAGTTCGTTAGCGACCTTTTGAAATGCTCGCAGGCGTGACAACTGGCGCACCCGTTCAATCCAAAAGTCAATGCCTGCACTGGTCCCGGTCTCCTCATAGAGTGTGGTGAGGTACGACGATGTTACTATCGCCAACTGCTTGGCGGCCCTGAGCCTCTCGGCTATGAACTTCATGCTGGCGGGCTGGCCTGTGGCCACGGCGTCACGTATGGCGTTGAAGATCATTGCGTGGCGACCGTCACTAAAGTCATCTGCGCTCAACCTGTTGGAGTGTATCTCAGCCTGGCCCGAGAACCGCAGGAACACGCCTATGATTGACTGCTCTGCCGAGATGTTGATCAGTCCCATACCTGCTCTCCATCGGCAAATTCAATAATGGGTAACGGCCCGCTTGGCTTGGGTGCCTTTGCGCCCTTGGCTAACTCAAGGTAGTCCTCGAACTTCGACGAGCGGAACACAGTGGACGGCCTATCAAAGCCGTTGTCTCTGAGGTATGCGGCCTGCTTGTGATCGCTGTTGAATACCCAGGCGATGACGCACCGCAGATCCCCCTCGCTGAAGCCATCGCTAACACGAGGGGCCACGTGTTTCTGGAAAGCCTTGAGTCTTCGTGACTGACCTGAGCTTTCATTCCAAAGCTCCAGCAGGTCCTTAGCAAAGGCACACGTTTCTCGCGTGCGTACGCGCGCACTGTGTTTTAAATTCCTTTCCTTTCCTATAGTGAGCCCTCCGTGAGGATTCACTGAGTCCTCAGTGAGGCTTTGCGGTGCGCCGTTTGGGGGTGGTTTTGGGAGCTTCGATTTCGACGGTCGATTTATCCTCTGATGCGTCAAAAAGTTGGGCAGAAAACCATACGTTTGAGCCCTCACTGAGTACTCAATGAGCTTTCCATGATCCTTCAGTGAATTTATGTGAGGTTGTAAATCAATGTCAGCATACGGGAACAGCTTGCCACGCAAATACATGGGGTGTAGGCGTAGCCTGCCCTCGTCGTCGGACACGCACCAAAGCCCTATGTATAGGAGTCTGGTGATGGGGTCTAAGCCTGAAAGCTCCTCGTCATCAAAGAACTCAGGTTTGATTGAGCGTATGCGCATCATCGCTCCTTTGTGCGTATGGTCCGAGGTGTTGCGTACTCCCACTCAACCAGCCCCCTGCGGCGTAAGGCCTCCAGCTTGTCTCTCGTGGCGTTCACAGAGATGCCAAGGTGGTCAGCAATTTCGCGAATCGTTGGGCAGAAACCATTATCAGTTATGTGGTTTTCTATAAACACGTAAGTCTTTTTCTGCTTAGGGGATAACTGGGTCATGACACCTCCATTGCTGTACGTGAGTACACTGTACGCCCATGAGGGGTTGGGGTGCAACGTCAAAAGAAACAATCTTATAAGCGGTGGATATTGCTGGGGATTATGCGGTGGCCCTGCTGTTGATAACTAAAAAGTTCAAAAAAACACCATCATCTCGTCAGATATTGGCGGTGCTCGCGTCTTCCGGATTGTGAGATAAATAAAAAAATGCTGCGAGCCTGACAGATCCACGGCCGATCCCTGTCTTGTGTATATAACGCCGGGACAAACACCGGTAAACATAAACCCAGCAACCAAAAATTGCTGGATAGTTAGTGAGTATAACAATGCTTGATATTACCAATAATGCGTACGCAGTTATTCTTGAGCTTACCGGTGAGCAAATATTCGACATGCTTGACCTTGCCCTTGAGGGCACCAGCGGGTGGACCTCTGACGTTCAGGAGGATAACCTTGGCCCACGGCCCATCACGTTCACTGACACTGAAGACGGCAAGCGCCACACGCTTGACGAAAAGGCAATCACCAAGGGCGTCGAAGCCTTTGCTGAGCACTGCCCCGCCGCCCTCGCGGGAGTTATAGCTGGACTCCCAGACCAGACAACCGCAAACCTGCGAGCGTCAGACCTGTTTTTGCAGTGTTGTGTTTTTGGCGAGGTGATCTATGGGTAGTCTGACGGTATGCGTGACGCTTGCGCCGTTCATCAGGTGGTTGGCTGATGAGCGGGAGTATACGATTGATGACATTGTGGGGGTCCTTGAGAAGCCCTACCACTTCACAGAGGAATACCAGGAGTTTCTTGAAAGGGGCCCCGGCTAGGCCTCCCTCTCGTCAATTATTTCAGCGGTGTCGGACTCAATGCGGGTAATGGTGATGTCCTCGATGACTTTGACCAACGCCTGCTTGAGTCCGTGGCCGATGAGATCAGCGAATGCGCCCAGCCAACTGGCCTTGACGTAGCTCGGGAGGCGCTTGCGCGCGTGGTTCTCGATGCTCGCAACCAACAGGTCCACCACCTGTTCGGGGCTCATTTCTTCACCTCTTTGGTAACGATAACGGCCTTGTCCTTGCCGTCGCATTTCACTGTGATGGTGCCTGCTGGCTTAGGTAACTCGGGGTGCTTGCTGACTACAACGCTTGCATGATGGCAAACCGAAGGCCCACAATGTATTCCGCTAAGCGGAATGAGGCACGCCACAACAAGCGGAAGAGCGCGGCGCAGGCCGATACCTGCACCCAAACCAAAAATTCCAAGTAGGGTAGAAAACAACTCATCGTTAAACTGCTCCGGGAAGAAAGCTCGCGCGATGATAAGCGCCGCCAGTAGTACAGATGACTGTACCGTGAGTGATTTGTAGAGAGGCTTTTTTTCTTTCTTAGCCATTACTTCTCCAGCTTCTTTAAGATGCGGTCCTGGTTTCTAATGATGGTGGTCTGGTTCGTCTCAATGCGGATGACCGTCGCTGTAGTGGAGTCCACCTTCTTTCGCAGCCTGTTGACCTTCTTGTCGGTAGAATCAATCCGCTTGTGTATGCGTATGTCCTCTTCCTGTAGGTCCACGCGCTGCTCGGCGGCGCTCGCATTCTGATGCTTTGCCTCTGACTTCATCTCGCCCAACTCCATTGAGCCAGTGACTAGCCATACCAGCGCACCGATTACACCAACGACAACGGGCCAAAATTTGAGCAACTGCCTCATGCATTCACCTTTAGTTTGTCCAATGAGCCCGCCTTCATCCTGTTACGGTCACACTTGCCTTCGATGCCTGCCACCTTGCCGCCGCCAGTCCACTGCCACACGTCCCACGTCTTCCAGGGTGTGAGGTTCTTAGTCGGTGCCACGGTCTTCGCTGGCCGATACTCGGCCCACCATAAAGGAAACTCGGCCAACCGATCCAGCAATTCCCTGGACGCTCGCAGGATGCGGCTGGTCGAGGCCCACCGTGCGGTGTAAATTATCGGCGTGACGCCGAGGGCATCCTCGACAATCGCTGCCCATTCGAGCACCCACATTAGATTATAATCATGATCGTTCTTCAGCAGGCCCGTCTCCAGGTCCAGCGCAGGCACCAGATCATCCGGTTGCGCAGTGCCGTAGCAGTCTAAGAAGTTCTTAGCTTCGCGCCTGGCGTCCTCCATGTTCAGTCGTTGATAGGTGTCTGG